GGCCAGCCGTAGAGGATGGGTTCGTACTGGCGCTGGTAGTCGGCGCGGCCGAGCGTGAAGGTGTTCTTGGCCCAGATGATGAAGGTCGACCACTTGCCTCCAGCAGCCCGGAAGGCTTGCTGCAACGTGTCCAGCTCGCTGGATGACATGGCGATGTACGTGCCCCCAGCGCATCGCGCCGAACATCGGAGTCAGACGCGGCCAGCAGGAAAATCGTAGAAGCCATCGCCCACGGTTGTCATTTCAAGATTGGGCGATCCTTGCCACGCATCTTGTCCTTGGCGCTGTTGGCGTAGTCGACGTTGTACGGCGGATCGGTGAACACCATATCGGCCTGGACATCGGCCATCAACGCCTCGTAGCTCGACGGGGTCGGTGGCGTCGCCACACAGCAAGCGGTGGTTGCCAAGCTCCCAGACATCCCCTGGACCGGGAGATCGGCGTGACCGGCACCTCAGGCACCGCGTCATCGTCGGTCTGGCCATCGACCGTGGTCTCCTCGCCGGCCATGATCTCGGCCAGGGCATCGGCGTCGAAGCCAGTGATGTCCAGGTTGAAACCATCCTCCTGCAGCGACTGCAGCTCGATGCGCAGCATGGCATCGTCCCAGCCAGCGTTTTCTGCAATGCGGTTGTCCGCAATGATCAATGCCCGTCGCTGGGTCGAGGTCAGGTGGTCGAGGACGACCACCGGCACCGTGTCCAGCCCCAGCTTCTGGGCAGCAGCCAAGCGGCCATGACCAGCGACGATCACGCCGTCGGAACCGGCCAGGATCGGGTTGGTGAAACCAAACTCGACGATGGAGGCGGCGATCTGTGCCACCTGCTCCTCGGAGTGGGTGCGGGCGTTGCGGGCGTAGGGGACGAGCTTGGCTGTTGGCCAGCGTTCGATATGGGTGGAGAGCCAAGGTTCAGACATCGGTGGATTCGCTTTGTCTTTGTTGGGCGATGGACTCAAAGGTCTCGCCTGTGGAGGCCAGAGTGACTGGCACGCCTGGGAAGTTCTGTTGGAAACGGATCAGCGCCACATCGACGTACTCAGGCGCAATCTCGACAGCCCGGCCGATGCGACCGGTGCGCTGCGCGGCCATCAGCGTGGTGCCGCTGCCGCCAAAGGGCTCAAACACGATCTCGCCTTCCTGCGTGTAGGCCTCGATGACCTCCACCGGCAGCGTCACGGGAAACACAGCTGGGTGGTCGATGCCCTGGCCGATCTTTCCCTTGTGGCGCATGACCCGGATCACCGAGTCGGGGATGCGGTTGTCCTGGGTCGGTTGGCCCGCAGCGGTCCAACCGTTGACCTGACCGTCCTTGCCTCGCATGGCGGTGGATGAACCGTCGGCGCGCAGATGGGTTTCCTGGCCAGCGAATTTACAGGGCACCGTCTTGTTGGGCTTTCGGGTCTGGCGGTTGAAGTGGAAAATGAATTCGAAACTCGGTGCCAAGCGTCCTTGCCAGTCGCCGGGCATGCCTGGACCCTGGTCCCAGACGTACCAGGCGAAGCGCCGCCAGCCTTGAGTGCGCATCCAGGCAAGCCACTGGTCCCAATACGGGATGAACTCGTTGTCGCGATGGATCAGCCCGAGATTGACCAGCACCTGGCCGTCTGCCGCCATGGGAAGCTGCGTAAACACGCCGCGCATCAGGCCGTCCCAGTCGGCGATGCCGCCGGAGGTGTAGTCACGCTGGTTGCCGTAGGGCGGCGAGGTAATGCACAGGCTCGCCTGCTCGCCCTGCATCAAGGGGGCGATGGCGGCCGGATCGGATGCGTCACAGCAAATCAGGCGGTGCGGGCCCAGCTGCCAGACATCACCGGTACGACTGATCGGTTGCTTTGGTGGCTCTGGGACGTCGTCACCCTCATCGCTGGTCGCCTCCTCATCCGAGGCCTCACCATCCGGGTCACCAATATCGGCCAGCATCTTGGCCAGCTCGTCATCATCGAAACCAGTGAGCTGCAGGTCGTAGCCCGCCTCGGATAACTCCGCCAGTTCGAGCGCCAGCAACTCGTCATCCCAGCCGGCGTCCAGCGCCAGCCGGTTATCGGCGATCACGTAGGCGCGTTTCTGCGCCGGGTTGAGGTGGCCCAGTTCAATCACCGGAACTTCGACCAGTTCCAGCTTGCGTGCCGCCGCCAGGCGACCATGGCCGGCAATGATGCCGTTGTCACCATCGACCAGGATGGGCTGGGTCCAACCAAACTCCACAATGCTGGCCGCGATCTTGGCGATCTGGGCTGGCGAATGCGTGCGCGGATTGCGCGCATACGGCAGCAGCGCATCGATCGGACGGTATTCGATCTGCAGGTTTGGCGTCATGGAATTGAAAACCCGCCGAGCGTTGCCGCTGGGCGGGTGAGAAATATTCAGGGGGTGGTAACTGTCTGGGGCGGTGGTAACCACAGGCCGGTAACCTGGCCGGGTGGTAACCTGATTTTCAGGTCAGTCGCTATCGAAATCTCGCGCTGTTGCCCCCCGCATAGCGGAGGCGACCGGAAGGACCCATCAAATTTGTGTCAGATGCGTCAGAGATTTGATGGAATCTGCGTCTTGCGCTTCTTTCCTGACCGTAGCCGAAACTCTACCCTCAAATCGGCCTTCATGCTGCACGCCCAAAAACCGCCCATGGTTGCGCGTTCCAGTTGATTGATACTCACACGCGCCCAAAGACATCAGAACGCCCTACGTTGACCCTGGTAGGAGGCTTAATCACGAACATTGCCGTAGGAAATCTTGCCAGCACCAACAACTGCCCGATCAACCAGAGTTGAGCCTGTACGCCACCAACTCCATAAGCCGGTGCCAGCGCCGGGAGGCCGTATTGCGGTCACAGGCAAAGCGCCTGCCGATCTGCTGCCACTCGTAGCGGTTGGCACGCATCCAGACCAGATGCCGTTGTTCGACCTCCAGCCACTGCACCCAGCGCATGGTTTCAAGCATGCGCTCCACAGCCTGTGGGCTGGGTGGCATGGACCGATACAAACGCTCGGGATCGGGATAACGCTCAGGCACCTGCATGGCCAGCGTCATCCACGGGTTGAAGTAGCCGCCCGGGCGGACCCGGGGGAGCTTGTGCGCGGTCTCGGCAGCCTCAGCGAAACGCGCGGCCACGTCATCAGCCGACCATTCGGTTCGGATCTCAGTCATGGCGCTTGCCTCCATCCCCGTAGAGGCGCTCACCCAGCCTGTGCACGAACTGCTTTTCGACCCAGTCCAGCCGGTCGTCGTGCTCTGACACCACCAGGATGTGGTCGTTACGCCAGCCTTCTCGTTTGACCGCGTCCAGGTCCGGTGTGGTCGGCTGCAGATTGCCCAGGGGGCAGCGGTAGCGGTATTGCGGCACTTTCATGTCAGAACCCCTCTTCGGCCATCTCACGGGCCAGGTAGAGCAAGGCGATGGCGTCGGCCTCGTTGTCATCGGCCGGGGCATGACCTCTGGCACGGACGGATGCCACCATCTCGTCCTTGCTGGCGTTGCCTTTGCCGGTGGCGTGCTTCTTGATCGTGCCAACCGGGATGCCCTGGTATGGGATCTGGTGGTGCTCACACCAGGCGGTCAGCTGGCCCATGAAGCCACCATAGGCATGGGCGGCGTCGACACCAACGTGGCGGCGAACTTCTTCAAACACCACCTGGTCGATGCCGTCGTTGCACTGCTTGATGTCGGTGAGCCAACGCTTGAACCGCAGGAAGCGCATGCCGCCACCTTCGAAGCGTTGCGGTTTGAAGGATTGGCTGCCACTGCTGATGCTGCCGTCGCGGCTGGCCAGTGCCCAGCCAGTTGTAGTGCCCAGATCTAGGGCGAGGATGGTTGTGTTCATGTTGTCACTCCTTGTCTGATCGGGTCTGACGCAGCTGACACGGCTTATCGATACCCACCATGAGGCGCGCGCACACGCGCACGCGTAGGAGTTACGACAAACTGCGTCAGCTGCGTCAGACCGCGTGGTTTTCATGGGTGTCAGTTGTCCGCGTAGGGGGTGTAGGCTGGCGTCGGCGGTTGTTTGAGACCAATGCCCTGGAACCCGCGTACGCCCACCCCATTGCGCCATTTGTCCAACCCGCGCGTGATGAGCAGATCGGAGAAGCGGCGTTGTGCGCCAACAAACTCACCAGCGGCTTCAGCCCACTGCTTCCAATCGTTGAACAGCTCGGCGGTCAGCGACTTGGCGTTGGCCTCGCGCACGCAGCGCTCATCAAGCCAGCGACCCAGGGCGTCCTCGGCTTCGAAATACTCCTCGGTCGCTTCCACCACGCGATGCGGCGGGGCTAGCCGTCCGTGGCGCTGCCAGTCGAGACAGCCCTGAACGGCCCACGCGAGGATGCCGTCACGTTCGGCCAAGAGTTTTTGCTGCAGGTTCTTGTCGCGGCGATCAGGCGGCACGGTGATCGTGAACGGGATCAGGTGCAGCCGCCGTTTCATGGCTTCGTCGATGTTGCGGATGGCGGGTTTGTGGTTGCCGGCCACGAACAGCTTGAACTGCGGAAAGAACTCAAAGAAGTCCTGGCGCATGAAGCGCGCCGAGATCTTGTCGCCACCGGTGAGGTTCTTGAGCTTGGACTCGGCCCAACGTTTGCCCTGCTCGGTTTCGATGGCCGCCACGAAGCGCGCGCCGCGCAGTCCTGCCATATCGGTCGGGTGCCGGTCGGTACGCGTCTCCATGAAGGTGTCCATCGGCGCATTGGTCGCGTAGTCGCCCAAGATGGTGGCCAGCGTGTTGACGAACACCGACTTGCCGTTCGCCCCCGTGCCGTACAGGAAAAACAGCGCNTGCTCNTGNGTCGACCCGGTCAGCGCGTAACCNACCATCCGTTGNAGGTAGGACTGNAGCTCCTTNTCGCCACCCGTGACCTCGTCGATGAACTGCCTCCAGGTCGGGCAGTCGCCNNNNGGNNTGGCTGTGGTGATCTTGGTCATCCGGTCGGCGCGCTCGTGCGGGCGNATCCGGCCTGNNTTGAGATCNACCACACCNCCCGGCGTGTTGAGCAGCCACGGATCTGCATCCCATTCGTCGGTGGTCGCCGCGTGCCTGCGATCAGCACGCGCCAGCCTTTCCACACCACCGACCGTTCCTGCGCTGGCCAATTTGGCGGCAACCTTGGGGTTGTCGGCACGCACTGCCGTCTGGCGGCAGACGCTGCGGATCAAGTCCGTGGCCGCCAGCGTGTCCTCGGTGCGCCAACGTTGCCCGTCCCACACCAGCCACTTGCCCCAGCCAGCCACGTAGCGCCAGTCGCGGTGGTAGCGGCGCGTGAAAGACAGCGCCAGAGCATCCTCTGTACCCCATACGGATTCGTCACTGCTGACCACCGAATCAACGTCATCGGCCACGTCGTGCATCTGCAGGCGCGGCCCGTGTGTGAGGAAAGTGGCGACATCGAAGCCCTCGGCGATGGCGTCGGCCACGTCCCAGCCCTCTGCAGCCTCTTCGGGCGGATAGAGGACGTGGCAGGACTTGGCCCCCGCCGACAAGATCGCCTGTGCTGCCTGCGTGGCGTACTCCCAGCCCGGCTTGTCGCGGTCGGGCCAGATCAGTACAGCCTTTCCGGCCAATGGCGACCAGTCGGTCTTTTCGACCGGAGCGTTCGCGCCGTGCATCGCCGTGGTGGCATTGACGCCCGCGTCGATCAGGGCCTGCGCGCACTTCTCGCCTTCGACCAGCACCACCTGCGCGGCGCTGGTCATGCCCGGCTGGTTGTAGAGCGGGCGCGGGTCGGGCGGTGCCATCTTGCGCCGCTTGGCATCCCAAGGCCGGAACTGCTTCTTCTGCCCGGGCGGGTCGTAGCGGTAGACGACGGCGATGAGATGGCCTTGGGCGTCGAGATAGTCCCACTTCGCGGTGGCGGGTCCGAGTTCGTCGACTGGCACGTCCTTCTTGCTGGCCTTGCGTACTGGTGCGGAACGGGATCGTCCAAGCAGATCGGCAGCAGCGTCGAGCACACGCGGAAAGTCGCCCGGCACGTCGACACCAAGGTGCGCGGCGATCAGTGCATAGATATCGCCGCCATCGCCAGTGGCTCGATCCGTCCACAGTCCGGCCTTCTCACCATCGAGCACCACCTCTAGGCTATCGCCGGGACTGCCCAGCACGTCGCCGATCAGGAACTTGCCCCGGCGCTTCTTGCCCGCAGGAAACAAGGTGATCAGAACGGATTCAAGACGCGCGAGCAGTTCAGCACGCAGGTCTTCGCGTTCGGCATCGCTGTGGGTGTGGCGGTTGGGATCAGGTAGTGGCGCGACGTCGTTGAAGTCGAGAATCATTCGGCCTCCTCACCATCGGCGTCACCGCTGCGCCCCTGCGCGGCGGTGCTGCGGGCTGCCCACGCAGACAGTTCGGATGGCCGATAGCGCACCAGACCGCCCATCAGGTAGTGGGGAATCTTGTACTTGCTGCGCATCTGCGAGTCCGCGAACCAGTAGTACGGCAGGCGCAGTGCGGCTGCAGCCTGCTTGGCGTCGATCATTGGTTCGACATCTCCGATGAATTGCTTTTCGTTGCTCATGTTGTCCTCCAGCAGCGGTCTTGCCACGCGCACATCCGGCATTCGAAGTGGGTTGGGTCATGGAAGGCGCGCGGCAGCAGTTCTCCCGCCTCAGTCGCTGAGATGACCTTTACCGCCCGGTCCGACATGCGCTGTGCCAGCGCCGCATCAAAGGGCACGAGTTCGGTGTAGATCTCCATCGTGTCGGCGTTGAGCGCCGTGAAGATCGCCGGGTGCTCGTGCAGTTCGAGATAGGCTTGGTAGATCGTCACTTGTGCGGCGTAGATGGGCTTGGAGATGGCCAAGCCCTTTTTCTCCAGGTCGCTCCAGGACTTGTTGCCTAAGCACTTGCACTCCCAGAGCGCCGGATAGGTGAAGCCCTCGGGGCCTCCAACGACGACGCCGTCGACGTGGCCTTGCAGGCGACCGTCAGCTACCGAGAAGCCGAACTGCTCGCTTCCACCATCAGGAAGGGCCTTGCGGGTGCGCAAGTCAAAGCCCGCGTCCCGCAGCCACGCGACCATGCAGTCCTCCATGACATGGCCACGTTCGAAGATCCGCAGCATCCGGCCCGGGGTGTCCCGCCCGTGGTCGATGGGAGCCTTGGCGTACTCGAACTGCAGCGCGCGCTCGCAGGCCACCCCGAGGCGCGAGGCCCCGAGGTACTGGCGCTCAGACTGGCGGGCGCGGACCTGCTGCAACCCGGCGTCGACCAGGGCGGTGACCTGACCCGAGATGCTCGATGAGGAATTGAAGTCCATCATGGCCTCTTCCCCTTCGGTTCTTCCCAGGGCAGGTCGTCCTCCAGATCCGCGAACGGATTGGCGGCATCGGGTGCCAGCGGATCGGGCGTGGGCGGCAAGCCCCGCACAGGCGGAAACTTGCTGGACTCGTGGTGCGCGACCATGGCTTGAGACCAGCAGGTGACGATTGCATCGATCACCCGCAGGGCCTCGGCTTCTGAGTAGTCGCCCAGCGGTTTGGTGAAACCGATCTCGCCCGCTGCTTCGCCGAAGGCCTTGAGGCAATGGCGCATTGCGGCCAGTTCGACATCAGACGGATCGATCATGGTGACCTCCGACTTGTCGATGCGACCTTCCTTGGCCCGCTGCCAGTTGCCATACAGCGCGTGAAACGCATCCTGGCAGCGACGGGAACAGAACACCCAGTCGATGGGGTAGCGCCGGGGATCGCCCACACTGTGGCGGTTGTCGGTGTGGCCGTAACCCCGGGCCTGTCGTTTGCAGACCCAGCATTTCACGCCCCCTCCTCGAGTTCATCGAGCAGCAGACCCAACTGCAGGGCAGCGCCAGCAAAGGCGGCCTCGCAGCGGCGCTTGAAATCGGGATAGCTCTGCGAGCTGCGCGCAATCGCCGTGACCGCGTGAATCTGCGATTCCAAATGCGCGAGTCCCTGATCGGACAGCCACTGATGGTGCTTCTGCGAGATGCCCTTGCGATTGCGGATCTCGCCCAGCAAGTCCTCCGGCAACACCGGCCCGTAGACCCAATGCAGCGTGATCTGGCCGACGACGTGCGGCGGGTTCTGTTCGTGACCCTGGTACTTCCAGCCAAACAGGCGATAGATCGCGCGGTAGTAGTCAGGGTGGAAGCGGCGCTCCCACGATGCGCAGGACTGGCGCAGCAACTTGGAGATCAGCTCCTGCAGCGCATCCGGTGCGCGATGGTGCTGATAGCCGGTGGCCTCATCGATCAGCGCGACCTCGCCAGTGGTGGCCAGCGCCCGCATGATCTTCATGCAGTTGGGAACGATGCCCTGGCGTGCGCGGTGCAGCGTGCCTGCAATGGCTGCGTCCACCACGGAGGTGGACACGTCCGCGATGATGCCTGCAGGGAAGAACTGGGTCTGGCGTCCCGATGGCAGCAAAATCGGCCCGGATGATTTCTCCAATAGCGACAATGAGTTAGGCGCGATTTCAGCCAGAAAACGGGCAAAACGGCCACCCTTGTGCGATTCGTGAAAACCGAGGAGCTTGGCCAGTTCCTTGCGGACGTAGCCGCGCTCGCCGGTGGTGAGCACGACCGCCTCGCAGTCGAGATCGCCGAAATGCACGACGCCGTAGTGGCTGGCAGTGAGCATGGATGCGTTCATGGCCACCTCCCTCACTGCGCCCACGACGGTTTGCCCGTCACGGGTGCGCGTTGCTGAGCCGGGGCCTGATACGTGGGTGCTGCCTGCGCTGGAGTGCCGGAGGTGCCGCCGCCCGAAGCCTTGGGTGGCACGCCCATCAACTTGGCGTAGTCGGGGTAGTCGGGTTCGACCGCGACCTTAACCACGTTACGGTCTTGACCCTTGCCATCCTTCTCGATGTCGACGCGGGCAAGGAACTCCAGGCCATCCAGTTCGTGGAAGCCTTGGATGCGACGTGCGGCCGATGCCTGCGGGCCATTGTCCTGCGGGTGGACGTTTCGGGCGCTGTTGAGCGCGGCGCGAATGAAGCTGCGCCCCATCTGGCCCCAGGTCGGACCCTTCTTGGAATGCAGGCCAATGTTCGACCACATCTTGCGTTTGGCGTGGTCGCCAGCGGTGACCACGAATTCGGCGGCAAGGTAGATCGAGCCGGTATCGAAGGACTCGGTGGCGTAGCCGCCGCCCCAGCCCTGCGACAGGTCGTCATAGCCACCGGGCTTGAGGGTCATGCGCACCGGGACAACGGTGCCCTTGGGGATCAGATCAAAGCCGGATTGCTGGGCGTCGGCGTCGTTGAAGTCATTCCATGCGGTCATTGCGATTACTCCTGCGATTCGATATGTGTGGGGATGGCGGCGCTGGCAGGCACGGCGGGTGCGCCTGCGCACTTGGCGATCAGCGCGCCGAGATGCGGCGGCTCCAGCAGGTCGAGACGACCGCTGCGGTCTTTGGCCGGAAAGCCGTAGGGATTGACGGTGTGGGTGACGAAGGCGCGGTAGGTACTGCCGTCCTCGGCCTTGATCTCGGCCAGCGTCACGACCTCATCCACGATGCCGGGCAGCTCCAGGCTGGTTTTGCTGCCTTCGATCTGCGGGACGAACACCTTGCGGTTGTAGTCATCGAGGCGTTCGTCGAGGATCGCCACGAACACCACGTTCTTGCCGCGCGCGTGCTGCAAGTGGGTCAATGCGCTGATCATTTCCTGGCCGAGCAGGCCATAGGCCGCGCGCAGGTCGGGCTTGCCGGAGCGGTCGCTAACGGCACCCGGCTGCGTCTTGCACCACGCGAAGCACTGGCGGGACAACTGCGTGATCGAGTCGAGGAAGAAAGTCTGGTAGCGGTCGAGTTGAGCCGGGTCGCCAAACTTCTCGATGACGTGGTCGTAGTGCGCCTGCGAGAACGCGCTCTCCGGCGGCAGCGACTTGTCCGGGCCCGCGAGGAACACGAAGAAGTCGCGGCTCTCCGGCCACGAAGCCGGTCGGATGGTGTCGCCCGGCCAGTCGGCCACTGCCAAGTCACCGGCCTCGATGTCGAGGAACAGCGTGGTGGCCGGGTCGAGGTCTTTGAGCCGCGTGGTTTTGCCGATGCCGGATTTGCCCAGCATCAGCAACTTCACGCCCTTGCGCTCGGCCATCCGCTCGATGGCGGACACGATGGGGAGCTTTTTCATGCGGCACCCCCATCGAGCGTCAGGGTGATGCTCGGCTTGCCTTCTTCGACCGTGCGCGCAGCCGCAAACTGCTCCTGCAGCGCCGTGGGCCAGTTGGTGTAGCGGGACTCGGACACCGAAAACTTGACGTCGATGTAGTCCTCGACCTTGTCGCCGGCGGCGACGATGCGCTCGGCCATCTCCTTGAGGATGGTCTGGCTCCACGTCACTTTTTTGGGGAGCTCGTACTTGACGTGCAGCGCACCATCGCTGACGTGGGCGGTTCCAAAGTCGCGGCCGGAATCCCGCAGCGCGCTCCGGGCCTGCTCGCCGTAGCGCTGGAGCTTGGCGGCATCCAGCTTGGCACGCAGCTGCTTGAGATAAGCCGTGGCCTCGTCGACATTGCGCTCGGCAGCGACGAAATCGGTGATCGGCAGCGCTACCAACTGGGCGGTGCTCATGGCAGCGATGTCGGCGGGAAAGATGGTCAAATCGCTCATGGCCTCTCTCCTCACTGGTATGCACGAGTGAAGGTCGAGTGGCGCGAAACGCGACGCTCGAAGGCTTCGACCTCGGAGATCAAGTAGGTGACGCGGGCACCGAGCTTGCAGAAGACCGGGCCGAGCTGCTCCTGCCGCCAGCGGCGCAGGGTCTTGACGGAAAGCCCCCAGCGTGAGGCCAGCTCGATTTCATTCAGTGCAATGCACTGATGTGTCGTGGGTGTCGACGACATGTACGGCGCTTGGCCATGTCGACGCGTTGGTTGGGTATTTGCCATTTGCAGTGCTCCTTTGAACTAAACGGGCACTGCTCATTCTTCGAATATGACTCCGGATCGTGTCCGGATGTGTTTCCGGAAAATTCGCCGGAAAAATCACTGCCGCGTTCGCAGCCGGTAATGGCCGCGTTGGCCTTCGATACGTACAAGCCAGGTCGACCATTCAGGACCAAACACACTGTCTGGATCTTTGCCACAAGTGGTTCTTGTCGTGACGTCAGACCATTTGAGGCTGTGCTGCTGGCGCGCCTTCCAGAACATCGCCATCACATCTCTCTGCTTACCCTTGAAGGTCCTGGGCTCGGCAATAAAGGCCAGCTTCAACTCACCAGTATTCGCATCGAAATATTCTTCGGGGTCATCCGCATCAGCCGCCAATCCTTTCAGCAAGCGTTGAAGAAGATCTCTGTCATAGCTGTTGCCATCCCCAAGACCTACCAGCAGGCGAGTAATGCCACAGGCCTGGTGCCCGTTCGGTAACCCGAGATCCACATCGTTCGCCGTCAGTACGATCCCCTGGCCAGGTCGCTTCGCGTTGAGGAGGGTTTGGCGCAACTCCTCGTCTGTTGGATTCATCCGGCGGGCAAGATAAATCGGTGCGTGCCGATTCGTGTTGCCCACGCGGACATCGCCCAAATGCCAGAGAACTCCTGTGATGAGCTCTGTATTGCGTGCCCGCCGTGAGGGCTGGATTTCGAGCAGGTCGCAGGTTTTTTCCATCCACACAGCGAGGTTGATCGCATACAACGTGATTTGGGATAGCGGCCGAATAACAACTCGCCCCTGGCAGCTCGGGCTTCGATAGGAGTAGGTTTTTTGATCGTCATCGATCTGGACTTCAACCTCCTGCTCGGAGTCGAGAAACGGCACCATCAGATGGGTCAGATGACCCACAGGCACGATCCAGCGGCGTTGAAGAAACCGCCGGTAATCGGGTCCGAGCCTTTCGGCCAGCACTGATGCGTCGAGCCGTGGAAGGTTGTCGAGCGCCTGAAAGAAGCGCAAATGCGGCGACGTCATCGTCATCCTCCTCAGAACTGGCTCAGTACACCGATCTTGATGAGCTGTTCCTGCACGCGCTTGCGGTCGTCATCCGTTCTGCTCTTGTCGTTCAGTCCGTTCGGCGCGGTTATCTGGACCGCGACGTTGTGCGCCTTGCGGTGTGGCGTCTTGGACATCTTCATGACCAACTTCACCTGCACGAGCGCGTACTGGCTCAGGTCTTCGGCGCAGTAGTCCTCATAAGCCACCTGATAGATGTTTCGACCGTCGCGCCGGTCGCGCGTGATTTGCATCTTGCTGGAGAGTTGCCGCACCACATCACGTCCGCCGTACTCTGAGGTCTGCTCGAACGGCTTGGCCACCGTGATCTGCAGGATCGAGATGTCGTCGATGCCTGCGACCCGGTCACGTTTGAGGCGGTCGAACATCTTGGAGGTCGCAAATCCGAGCAGATCGAACTGTCGCATGGGCATATCCTCGATCTGGCCTTCGTGCGCCAGCACGACGTCGCGGAAGACAGTGGCCAGCTCGCGGCGCGCCTCACGCTCTTCGCAGAACACGCTGAGCGAGCCTGTCTCCGGCTCCCAAGAGAAGCGTGCCGACATCGCAGCGGGTTCCTCGTGGTCGACGACATGCCCGTTCGCCACTTGCTGGAACGTGGCTGTCTTGCCATTGAAGGTCGCCGTCAGCGTGTGCAGCAGCGCCGACTGACCGGCTTCGCAATCATCGTCATCACCCCGTTCGCATGACAGATCGCGACGCGTGAATTGCTCGATCAGGATTTGATCCTTCGGCACCTTCGGGAACAGTTCGGCAATGCGTGTGCGCAACACCTCTTGAACGTCGACCCCAGTTTTCGGCACGACGCCCTTGGGGCCCAGGTAGTGGCTGGAGTAGTGGTCGCTTTTCCACTGGCGATGCATCACTTGCAGATGCTCGGCGTGATCGAAGCGTTCGTCGCGGCGGGCGCCTTGCGCCGGAAAGTCCTGCAAGAGGTGCAGATACAGGGCTCGGCTGTAGCGGTCGGTGGGCGCAGCCAGCACGGCAGCATCGTGGGTACGCTCTTCGTTGAGCAGGGACAAGACGGCCTGTGCTCCGTAGTCATCGTCAAGGAGCATCACTCGCTCGGCGGCACACTCGATGCTGAACTGGGTAGCTGCCGGCCATTTGCCGACAGCATGAAAGAGTGCCTGACGCGACTCGACTGGCAACTTGCCCTTGGCCGCTTTTGCCAATGCCTTCAACTCCGGCAGTGTCGTCGCGCTGGCGCGTTCGAGCAGATCCACCAACAGCCCGGGACGCGCGACCTTGCGCACGAGGCTGACAAAGTTCTCTGCGTTCGGCAGGATTTTTGCGCCCTCATCGGAGCGATGCTCACGCGCACGTTTCGGCGCAGGATGGCTCGTCGCCACCTTGGTGCTTTTCTTTGTTGTTGAGGCTTGGTCGGCTGGCATGGGCAAGTTCCTTTGATAAAGTGCGCGATTGCGCGAACAGTTAATCAGATGGTTCAAAAAACGCCGACGCGAGGTCGGCTCCACAGGCGGTAGATCCTGGTCAGCGCATCGTGGCCTCCTGAGTGGTCAGGCCATATCGGTTCAGACGTACTTGGATGAACCGAGGATTGACACCGAAGCGCGTGGCCAGTGCCCTCTCAAAACACTCCATGTCGAAAATCCCCATCTCACCATCCGCAGTGATGCGCAGCGCTGTTCCTGGGTGATCGGGATCGGTTGACGGATGGCGGTGAATGGTGATGTCGTGCTGGGGCGCAAGCTCTTCGACAGCTACGATGATGCGTTGGCGAGGCACCAGCAAGGACCCCATGAATTCGTTGGCGCGCAGCTCGGCGAAATGTTCTTCCGTCGTCGGCTTCGCAGATAGTGACTTGGACAGATGGTCGCTGTCCGGCGTCGTGGTGCGGTAGGCGCGTTGTATCGTCGGTTCGATGTCATCGAACAACCCTGGACCCTTGCTGCCCTGGACAATCCAGCCGGGGGCGTCGAACACGGCGTGGCCCAGTTCGTGGGCCAAGGTGCTGAGGGCCAGCAGCTCGCTGAGACTTTCACCCACGGGCGAGATGGACACAATCGCGGCGTCTGGCATTGCGGGGTCGAATTCACAGACGCCGAAAACGTGGTTGCCTTGCTCGTCATGCACGGCGTAGTCCGTGCTGACCTCCAGCGCGAAGTCGATGCCGTTGATCTTCAGGCCGGAGATCTGCCGCAGCGCGTCGAAAGAAACAGCATCGATGCTGTCCGCGACCAGTTGCTGGCGTACGGTCGATGCGATGCGCTCGACCTCAAGGTGCTTGATGTACAGGGGACGTTTGCGGTCGCAGCACCGGTAGTCAAGGGTCAGTGCCACCATTCACTTCTTCTCCGTCACGTTGCGGCGGTACATCCGAACCAAGTTCCCAACATCCTCACGAATGTCGGGTGGCAGACGACTGGCCTCGACGAAAGCGTCGTCGGCGCTTATGCCGAGGATCTCGGCCGCCTTGCGGATCAGTTCGTCCTTGGGCGGTTTTTCCATGTCGCGCTCGATGCGCGACCAGTAGGCGGGTGATATCTCCAGCTGACGCGCAAAGTCATTCATCTGAATGCCTTTCTCTTCGCGCTTCTTGCGGATGAATGCTCCAAAGGGCATGGTTGTGACCTGATTGCGTGATTAGTTAACGGCAGATGGTAGTGGCCAGAAGCCACTCTGTCAACTGTTTCGTTAACACGCAATGGATTCATGGCTGGCGGGCACGATTACCCTGCGTTGCCATCCGCTTCGGAAGATCAGGCTCACTATCCCTGACGGTTGCAATTCCTCGGAGCCGTCATGAAGAACCTCGAACTCGCATCTCCCCCAGAGATGAGCGCCAGCGCCCGTGCTGGCGAAATCGCCGCCATCCTCGCAAGCGCCATCATCCGCACCCTTGCTGCGGATGAGCCAAAAAAGAGAGAAGTTGGCCTTGGCTTCCTGCCCGACCAGCGCGTTCATACAACCCCCTATCAAACGGAGAAGTTGTGATGAACGAGA